GGCAACATCGGAATTGGAAATGTTCCGCAGTCAGGGGAAGCTGAATTCTCTGGCACACCTAGAGCAGTTGGAGAGTAAGGTTGACGAAGCCTTAAAAAGACAGGAAGAAATATAATGGCACAAACACGAACAGAAGCTAAAATTATGGAAGACTTTTATGACAGTATTGATAAAAGTTTATTAGCTACGTATAAAAGAAAGCAACCTGAAGAAACAAATCAAAGAGATTTTAAAGATATTGCGGAAAGAGCAAATGTTCCTCTTGATTATGTAATTAGAAGATTTGATGCAATTTCTAGAAAAGGAGATATTGATCCTTTATTAAAAGATACGAAACGTAGAAGTGATAGAGGTGGAAGGGCTGCTATGAAAGATGGAGAGTTAGTAGGTAATCAAAAAAAATTAGATGTTGATGGAAGTGGATCAATTGATGCTAACGATTTTAAAATGTTAAGAAACTCCAAACAAGAAGGTGGGGAAATGAATCAACAGATGGACATGTTGATGGGAATGGAACAAGAACAACCAATGCTTCCTGACGAAGAGATGGAAGAAGATTATGTAGACTATGTTGTTGAGGAAACATTGTCAAATGAAGATAGGAATTATTTAATAGATGCTCTCGAGAAAGACGACAGACTAAGCGAGATTTTCGATCAAGTAGTCGAGAGTGCAACAGAATTTACTGGTTCAGGGACTGTAGAAGGTCCGGGAACTGGTAGGTCCGATTCGATACCTGCAAGGTTATCGGATGGGGAATTTGTCATAACTGCAAAAGCAACTGAAGAAATCGGAGCAGACAATTTAATGTCTATGATGAAAGACGCAGAAGCTGCTGCAGATGAAAGACGAATGGCTTATAACGGTGGACCGATAAGAGAAGAGAAAGAAGTAATGGCAACTGCACAAGAGCCAGTACAACAAAACATTAATGTGACTAAGACTACACTTGACAGTGCTTCACAAATGCGATTGCAAGATGAAGACCCTGTCAGGAAAGCAGTCAAAGAAAACATGATGCTCGATCCTTATCAAAAGCATGTTAGAAGCTAAAACAATGGTAGGCTACTTACGTCAGTAACCCCTACCGAATTTATAACCTTTAGCTACCTTGTTAGATCAAGCCCCTAATTAAAAAAGACGTTTTTAGAATAGGCTACCTTGAGGTAAGCACAAGCCCTAAAAGGAGAAAGAAATGGCAGAAGTTGAAAATATACAGGAAGAATCTGTAGAACCAACGCCTAACCCGTACAATCTTAAAAAGGATTGGCATACAGATGATGTAATGCCAAAACATGGAGAAACTGCGGAAGGATTGTTTTTTGAGAAACCACAAGCTTCTTCAGAACCAGAACCAGTACAAGCTGAGACTGTTGAAGAAGATAAAGCTTATAGTAGACCAAATTACAAAAAAAGATATGATGACTTGAAAAAGCATTATGATACAAGGCTCTCTGAGTTTAAACAAAGAGAACAAGAATTGATAGCTGAAGCTACAGCAAATAGACCGGAGTATCAAGCTCCTAAAACTGCTGAAGAGTTAGAACAATTTAAAGCTGAGTACCCTGATGTTTATGAAGTTGTTGAAACTGTAGCTCACTTGCAAAGTGAAGATAAAGTTGCTTCATTGCAACAACGTCTAGATGCTTTACAAGAGCGTGAATCAGAAATACTAAAACGAGAAGCTGAAAAAGACTTGATTACAAAACATCCAGACTTTGAAGACCTTCGTAATAGTGATCAGTTTCATGCTTGGGCAGAGTCTCAACCCGAAGAGATAAAAGATTGGATTTATAATAATCCTAATAATGCATCTCTTGCAAGCAAAGCCATCGATCTTTTTAAGTTGGAAAATGGAATAGCCCCTGTAAAACCAAGCCAAAACAAATCGGAAAGAAGTTCTGCTGCTGATATGGTGTCTACAAAGACAACTACAGTAGATGAGAAACAACCGAAGATTTGGACACAACAGGAAATCGCTGCCCTACCTATGGCTGAATACGATAGACTTGAAAAAGAAATCGATAAAGCTGTAGAAGAAGGCAGGGTTATATAATAACAAAGTTAATAATATTCAAGGAGAATAATTATGGCATATAATCAATCTGATGCTTTATTTGAGCAATCGACTGATACTAATGGTAACTTTGGTAATTCCGTAAGTGGTCAAACTAACTCCTTCTTCTTACCGAAAGTCTATTCTAAAAAGGTTTTAAACTTTTTCAGAAAAGCTTCGGTAGCAGAAGCAATCACTAACACTGATTACTCAGGAGAAATTTCTGCTTTCGGAGATACTGTAAGAATCATTAAAGAACCGGAAATCACTGTCTATCAATATGAAAGAGGTGCTGACGTAACTAAAACAGCATTAACAGACCAAGAACTAACTATGGTCGTTGATGTAGCAAACGCTTTTAAATTCATCGTTGATGATATTGAAACTTCAATGTCTCACGTGAACTTCAAAGAAGTTGCTAGTTCATCTGCTGCATACGCATTAAGAGATGCTTTTGACGCAGGAGTTATTGCTGAAATGTTTGCAGGTGTATCTTCAAGTTCACCTGATCACGTTATCGGTTCAGACAGTTCTACTGCTGATGCAACTTTAACTCACGCTACTAATTCTGTAGACCTTCTAGGTTCTGACGGAACTGGTGTTGATCCTCTAGACCTTATGGCTAGAATGGCTAGACTTCTTGACGATCAAAGTATTCCTGAAGAAGGAAGATGGTTCTTAGCACCACCTTCATTCTATGAGGAGCTTTCACAGTCAGGTTCTAAACTTCTATCTGTTGACTTCAACGCAGGTCAAGGATCATTGAGAAATGGTTTAGTATCAAGTGGTAAATTACGTGGATTTGATATGTACAAATCTAATAATGTTGCTAGTACGTCTAACGCTACTGGTAAAGTATTAGCCGGACACATATCGTCTACAGCTACTGCTCAAGCTATAACATCAACAGAAGTCCTTCGTGACCCTGATTCATTTGGTGATATAGTTAGAGGTCTTCACGTTTATGGTGCGGAAGTACTTAGACCTGAAGCTCTAGTATCTGCTTTCTACGTAGTAGACTAAGCAATTCGTAAGTGGGGAAGGAATCAGGTGTTCGCTTCCCCCTTACACTTTTAACAATATTTAAACGGAGAATGAATATGCCAATGGGTAAAGGAACATATGGGTCTACAGTTGGAAGACCTAAAAAAAGAAAAAAAGCAATGGGTGGTGGTAAGCAACAACGTATGGCATACGGACATGGTGGAGAAGCCATGAAAAAAGCCAAACCTTGTTAATATGAAAGTCAAAGCCCCTAAAGGATACCATTGGATGAAAAATGGTAAAGAATATAAATTAATGAAGCACACTGGTAAGTTTGTAAAACATAAAGGTGCAAGTCTTACTGCTGATTTTGCGATTCAAAAGAAACATAAAAAATAATGGCAACAACATTCCTAACACTAACAAACGATGTTCTACGTGAACTTAACGAGATTGAACTAACCTCTGCAACTTTTGCTAGTGCGAAAGGAATTCAAAACTTTGTTAAAAATTCTATTAACAAATCTTTAAATGATATTGCAAACGAAGAACCTCAACTTCCATTTTTTGCAGTTGCAGCTAGTGGAGGTACAGACCCTTTCTATGGTAATGTTACTGTAGCAACTACAGCAGGTACTAGATGGTACACACTAAAATCAGGTAGCTCTAGTATCACAACTGATTATGCTTCTATAGATTGGGAAGATTTTTATTTAACAACTATAAACGTAAGTGGTGAAACATCTCCTTATGTTTCTAGAGGTTTAACATTTATTACATTAGACGATTGGACCAGATATTTAAGAGATGCTGAAAACGATGATGATGCAGATACTCAAAATTATGGTGAACCTAAATATGTTATTCGTAGTCCGGACCATCGTAAGTTTGGATTAAGTCCTATACCTGATAAAGTTTATAATGTGCATTTCTATGCTTATAATGCACCTACAGCTTTGTCAGCTTATAGTGATGAAATAGTATTACCTGACCAGTATGCTAATGTAATAACTGCTAAAGCTAGATATTACGTGTGGCAATTCAAAGAAAGCCCACAACAAGCTGCATTTGCTTTAGATGATTATAAAAAAGGCATGAAGCAAATGAAGTCTAACTTAATTAATCCTGCTCCAAAATATGTTGGAGATGACAGGAGATATTTCTAAACATGCCTGCATCGCAACCGTATACAGTCGCAGTCAATGGAGGATTAGTCAAGTCTTCAAATGTTATAGACTTACTTAAAACTCCCGGAGTTGCAAAAGATTTAAGAAACTTTGAAGTATCTACAGAGGGTGGATACAGACGTATCAATGGTTATCAAAAGTTTGGTACAACAAACGCAACAAGACCTACAGGTAGTGCTACAAATATACTAGGCACGTTTCCATATGCTGATGGAGTAATTGTTACAGCAGGTACTGGAATCTTTTTTAGTAATGATGGACAAAATTGGTTAAATATAGGTAGAGCTTCTGTAGCTAGTAGTGGAGATAACCATACAGCTTTTACAGGAAGAAGTACACTAACCAGAACTGGACAAGGACAATGTCAATTTGCATTGTTTGATGGAGCTACGTTTGATTATGGTACAGTAATTATAACAGACGGAGCAAATAAACCTTATGCTTTTAGAATGGAAGGTACTGGTGCTTTAGCTAGTAGAACTTTTTTTGCAGAAGAAATAACTGTAACAGGAACAAAACATGCTAAGTATGTAACAACTCACGATAAACATTTAATTGTTGCAGGTGTCGAAGATAACTTAAATACAATATATTATAGTGGTACATTAGACCCTACAGACTTTACAAGTACAGGTTCTGGTAATATAGTTTTAGAAGACCAAATAGAAGGCGTTAAAGGTTTCCGTAATGAGTTATTTATCTTTTGTACAAATAGTATATTTAAACTTATAAATATAAACGATTCAAGTAATATTTCAATTGTACCAGTTACAAAAAACGTAGGTTGTTTAAGTGGTTATAGTATTCAAGAGATTGGTGGTGACTTAATATTCTTAGCACCAGATGGATTAAGAACTGTTGCAGGTACAGCAAGAATTGGTGACGTTGAACTAGGTACAGTTAGTAAAGCTATACAACCACTTGTCACAGACT